CATAATTTTATAGTACAACACATTCCCCCCCAATAACAGCACAAAAAATTATGAGAGAGTCATGGGGGGGTGTGTGTGGTCAGTCTTTAGCACTGGGGGTCAAGTTGTTATTGACAATGATAATCATTCTCATTATGTCACCTTTCGGTGACGTGTACCCACCCCTAGTTGAGTTGGGTAGGTGGGTATTCATTAAGTGCCTTGAATTGTTAAGGGTGACTGTCTGCATGGGTTGAATCGTTGGCAGTTGGCAGGCAGTTGGGCAGTCAATAAGTGAATCCCTAACAGTACTGTTAGCCCATTGCCTAAAGGGATTATGTCCCCAAGTTGCGTATCTGTGGAATGTGTGTATTCTTGGTTATGTGGACATTGTGCAATTCTGCAATGGCTCACTTGTAACTTGAAAATTGAATAGCGCGCAGGGTGTCCCTTAGTTGGTTATCCGTTGCCCGTAGATTGCGGGCATCGGTTAATCATCTGAGGAGATGAACACAATGAACAAATTGCAACTAACAGAAGCAACAGGCAACGCTATCCGCGTGGCCATTGAAGCCCAAGCAACAGCGAAGCGAGCAGTTATCGAAGCGAGCGAAGCCGTTAACGTTAGCGATAGTCGCGTGAATGATGCTTGTGAAATTGCCTTTAAGGCATCTCAGGCAGGTATCACAGGCGACGCCATTGCAAAGGTCGCAGGCGTTACAGCAATGACTGTTAGCCGTTACATTGCAGGCGGAAAGTTGATGATGCAGACAGAAGGCAAAATCACAGGAAGCAAGGCAGTTAGCGACATGGGCAATGGCTACTTAACCGTAGGAACGGTTAAGGAATGCGAGAACGTGAGCCAGTACAACAAGGCAGTTGCTGAAGGCAAGAAGGCTAAGGCAGGCAAGGCAGGCAAGGCAGATAAGCGTGAGCCTATCGAAATTGCACAGAGTCACGTCGAAGCATTAGGCAAGGCGATTAAGTCAGGCAAGGTAACCCTTGAACAGGTAACCGATTTATTTGCAGACATGGTAACCGACCTAATGGCAGAAGCCGAAGCAGAAGAGATGCAAGAAGCATAGGGACACACCAAGAGAATACCCCCGAGAAATCGGGGGTATTTTTTTTGTCTAAATTAAATTGGTTCTAACAGTACTGTTAGGGCTGTGCTGTTGTTTTGCTGTTGTATTACTGGTGCATGGCTGGTGTATTGCTGTTATGTTGCTGTTATGGTGCTGGAGTTGCGAACGGATTGGATACCTGCTAAACTGGACACAGTTCAGGAAATGCTTGAACGCTGTCACTAACAGTACTGTTAGGAGAGTGAGTGACATGAGCAAGGGCAAAGGTATGCGTGGGTATGACGGCTCAACCGTTCCCACAAATAAGGTGCTACGCAGTGCCTCTTATGTACAGGTGAGGACTGTTGCTAAGGTACAGTTGCGAACCAACTGCAAGTCGAGTAAGATACGAGTATCGTACAACGCTGAGGCTATCGCCAAAGCATTAGCCGTACTGGGTAACAGTACTGTTAGGAGTTAAGATGATGATGCAAGTTGTCGGTGTTACCGATACGACCTGCTCATGGTGTGAGAACGCTCACACTACCGACTACATAGCAACAGACACGCAAGGTGATGTTGTTAAGTACCTAGTGTGCCACGATTGTGTGCATGAGTTCGCTGAATGTAAGGAGTGCTAGTGATTACTAAAGACATTGAAGTGTTGGCTTACTACGAAACTATTGACGGGTCAGGTGCGATGCTAAGCCAGATGTTCACCTACGACTGTCATAGATGTGACTACTCTCACGCTGAGGGCAGTCGCTTACTATCTAGAATTGCTGAGCAGATTGCTGAGCATGTACTAACGCAAGAACATCAGGAGAAATGATGCGCACTACATGGAAAGAAATGGTTGCCTTCCTTATGGATTGGCGCGACTACATGAACGGACTCACACCTGCAAGCCATGCAGAGTTGGGCTGGTCAGGTACTGACAGTGATACCCCTATCTATGATGAGTTGCTAGAGATGGCTAAGCATTATGGCTGGGCATACCCAGGCAAGGTGTATGACAATGAGTGAAGAACCAACATGGCAAGATGAAGAAATTTCTTGGCATGCTATTGACCTTTATGAATTGGGTTACATAAATACTGCTGAAGAATGGGGTAAGTTTCAGGGAATGTTATGCGATACCGTTCAAAGATACTTGGAGGACAGTAATGGCTAAGGCACACATGACCGCGCTGTACTGGTACAACACTGAACTTGATAAACTAATCAAGGTCGGCTATGCTAGTGGTGAAGCACACAAGATACTCATGGACAGGCTTGCCACCATGAATAGTATCGAGTGGATGGAACCAACCAACAACCTAACAGTACTGTTAGATAACGAGGAGGTCTGATGACTGACATAGATACAACATCCCTTGATGTTGATACAGATGAACGACAGGTGGTGTGTTGTTATGGTACATGTACTAATACCATAGACATGGACAATGACACATACGCACTTGATAGCGCAGAAGATGCGTACTGTGAGGCTCACATCTTCCTATGCAACTGGTGTGACTGCACATTCCCAGACACTGAGGTGCATGATAACTTCGCTGGCTACTGCCACCCCTGTGGCAACAGGATGTCATCATGTGACAGGTGTGGTCAGGTTCAACATGAGAACGACATGTACAATGTAAGCAGTGACGACTGGTGCAATAACTGTTACGAGCATCACTCTCGACACTGCCCTCGTTGTGATTATAGTTACGACCCTAGAAATGGTAGGTGTTGTGGTGGTACTCATGATGTTGAGGACTATAGTTACAAGCCGTATCCTCAGTTTCATTGGGTAGAGAATGACCCTGATGCTGACCGACGTGTATTCATGGGCTTCGAGTTAGAGGTAGAGTCTGACGGCGAAACCTATGACGGTCCGGAACTGGTGCGCTTACATCTAGGTGACCTTGTTTACTTCAAGGAAGACGGCTCACTAGATGACGGCTTCGAGATAGTCACACACCCAATGACCCTTGCCTATGCACACAGCATGGACTGGGCATGGACTAAAGGACTACTCGACAAGGGCTATCGCTCATGGGACAGGAGTTCGTGTGGCTTACATGTGCACGTTGATAGACGTGGCTTCAATGGTAGGTTGCATCAGTACTCATTCACGCTGTTGCTCATGCGTAACAAGGCTTTGTCTTACCTAATTGCAGGCAGGCAGGGCAACTCGTATGCATCCTTTGACAAGGGTATGCGTACAGAAATACCTAAACATCTAAAGGGTCAAGACAACTGTGTCCAGCGATACTCAGCGGTCAATGTCCTACCAACAGCCACCCTTGAAGTGCGTATGTTCAAGGGTTCACTAAAGAAAGAACGCATACTCGCCGCACTTGAGTATGTGCATAGTGCCGTTGAGTATTCACGCGGTGCTAGGTCAGGTGTTGGTGCTGAGGAATACTTAACAGCACCTGCATTTATCCAATGGTTACGAGGTCGCAAGGACTTGTATCCAAATCTATTAAGTTACATAAATCAATCAGTCGAGTTCGGCTTTAGTGAGAAGTCCTATACTTCTCAGAATAATGGAGAGTAATTATGTGTATGTTATGTGTATCCCTGCCAGGGTCACGACCAACACGCGAGCAGTTAGAGATTGCTTGCTACAACAACAGCGATGGCTTTGGCTATGCAGTACATCACGGCGACCACATTGTGGCAGGTCGAGGTATGCTAGTAGACGTAACCATTGACAGGTTCTTTGCTGAGTTAGACAAGAACCCTAACGCTATCGGTATGTTCCACGCACGTCTTACTACACACGGTACGACACACGTTGAGAACAACCACCCATTCAGGGTTGACGGTCGCAAGGACATTGTGTTAGGTCACAATGGTATGCTTCCGGTCACGCTCAAACCTGGTGACAAACGCTCGGATACCCGTGTGTTTGCTGAAGATTTGCTACCTAACATGGGTGTCGATGTGCTTGATGACCCCGTATACTTCAAGCAACTAGAGGAGTGGGCTAAGGGTAGCAAGATTGCTATCTTGAGTACATCACCTGACTTACAGCAAGAGGTGTACATTCTCAATGAGAAGGACGGTCTGGGCTGACGGTGTGTGGTGGTCTAACACCTCATACAAGTCACGCAGTTACTGGGCTACCAGTTACACTGGTGGGTACTACAATGGCTATGCATCTAAGGAGGACTATGACTTCTTCGAGAGAGACAAGCATCTACTGCTATCATCTGATGAATTGTTAGATGCTGACGGTACTGTCAGAACTATCTATGATGTGTGCTACCATTGCTACTCACACCTACGAGAGGACGACTACAACGAGGGTGCTTGCCTATCATGCAATACATGTATAGACTGCAACGAACACATGGCACACTGCATGTGCTACAATCCTAACAGTACTGTTAGAAGTAACGACTACTGGTGGAAGCAAGAACAACAACAACTAGAGAAATTGGATTGGTAACATGACCGAAACTATTAAGATTACATACGAAGTCGAGTACTTCTACGATGAGATACTCAAAGACATGTTAGCCAGTGGTGAGTATGGGCTAGGACAGTACCCCATAACTGACGAGGCTATTGTATACAATGCACTAGACAGGTTCATTAACATGAGTGGTGGTATCCCTATGATTCCATCAGCCCTTGACCAAGCAGGTGTACTCACAGTGGAAGATGATAGAGGAGAACTTCTCTACCAATTTCCAGGGTACAACACACTAGCACAGAGAGAAGATGACCATGACACGCGAACTTATGAGTGAACTAGAACTAATAGTTCCGGACCTAACTGATGCTGCATGCTCAGGTATGGACGGTGACATGTTCTATGACGACATGATTGCCAGTGAATCAGCCAAAGAGTACGGCAGGTACACATCAACAGCACCCAAGCAACATGCTATGCTACGCAGGGTATGTGCTAACTGTCCTGTTAAGGTTGAGTGTGCTGAGTTTGCTATCAAGCATGAGCGGTTCGGTTTCTGGGGTGGTCTTACTGCCATGGAGAGGCACACCATACGCTCTATGAATAACATATTGTTGGAGGAAATAACCTACAACATACCATTTACACCAATCATTAACATGAACAGAGAGGATGATAGTGATGAGTTCTAGTTTGCATGGGTCAGGCTGGCTGACCAGTGATAGGAGTGACGACTGGGATTGTCCTGAGTGTGGCGTTGAAGTCATTGACATAGACGTACCAGCAGATGATGACGGTACCACTGTTAGTTATTGTCCCGACTGTAACTATGAGAAGATAATTACAGATGAGCAACGACTTGAGTGGACCACTGATTATGATAGTGAGCAAGACTATGGAAGATAACAGCCCATTGTTCTTGCTCGACATGACAGATGAGTTCAGAGAAGAGGCAGGTGTATGGTGGAATACACGTGCTCACCCTGCCCTCAAGATGCTGGTTGTATCTGCTGCATACTATGAACACCTAGCGCATGACGTAGTACATGCAGATGATTACCTTAAGGAGGTAACGGATGAGATGGATTAACGCACTGTCATACGTACTTAACTTTGTACTGTTGATTGCTATCTCAAATGCTAAGACAACTATAAATCGTTACGAAAAAGTTATGAGAATGTTAGGTGTTAGATGAGAACAAGGAAGAAGGAACTCGATGCAATCTCTGATGCGCTGTCACGGCCCGCCGAATCCGTAGATGATTTAGCCAAGGATGTATGGGATTTAATAGACTCATACCGTAGAGAGAGGGATGTATACGTGGTTGGTGTTAACTACCAAGGCGTAGGACAATTCCTGTTTGGACCCTACGAGTCCGAGGCTATGGCAACTAAGGACTTCGAGGGACGTGGTAACATACAAGCACTCAAGTCCGGTGATGTAGCAAGGGTATTCAAGGTGCTTGCACCTAGTAAAATCTTTGACGACACGCCGATACAAGGTGATTTATTTGACACAAGGTAGGTAAATCATTATACTTAGTTATATACTATACAAGAAACCCCTTAAGGGTTTCAGTTATAGTTGTTCATTACTCTCCTAGTGATGGGTGGTGGGTATGTGTCAGTTCATGCTCACCACCACAAGGCAGCACCAAGTGGTCAACGGATGATGAGGGGAAGCATCATCTATTGTTCGGGTGCAATCCCTGTTGCTGCCACGCAAGTACAACAGAAAGGACACAAGATGTCTGTGAAAATAAATGGGTATGACTTACCAAGTCACATCTCATACTCACAACTAACCACCTGGTTAGATTGTGGTTGGAAGTATTACCTATCACGTATCGTTCAGTTGAAAGAGGACGGTTCTTGGTGGTTAGTAGGTGGCTCATCAGTTCATGAGGCTACCGAAGCCTTTGACAAGGCTATGTACGAGATTGAGGGCAAATGAGTAGCCCAACATCACCAGAAGTATTAGACGTACTGTGGAAAGATACGTGGGATAGGGTTAAAACCGCTCACGTTGCCTCTACGGGGCAGGAATCGGCACTGTGGCGCAAGGCTGGACGTACCACCAAGGCTAACCCTGACGGGGAAGATGAGACATGGTGGTTAGAAGAAGGTCGCAGGATGCTGGACTCATGGGTTCAGTTCCGGACTGGTCAACTAGGCTGGAGTGTATGGACTACACCTGACGGTAAGCCTGCCATTGAAATCTCAATGACCCCACACATGGGGGATGTCCCAGTCCAAATGGGTATCGACCGTGTGATGGTGACACCAGATGGTGAGTTAGTTATTGTAGACTTAAAGACTGGCAAGTACACACCATCATCAGACCTACAGTTAGCACTGTATGCTGTGGGTATGGAGAAGACATTCGGTATCCGACCGAAGTATGGTACTTACTGGATGGCACGCAGTGGCACAACATCACCACTGATTGACCTAGATTTCTACACTAAGAACATGATAGAGAAAATAGTTGGTGACTTCGACAGAGCACGTAAGGCTGCACTGTTCATGCCTAACTACAATCACTGCAAGATGTGTGGATTTAAGACAGAATGCGAATGGAACAAGGAAGGAAAGTAATGACAGAGAAAAACTATGTGGTCAATGTTAAGACTGCTAAGGGTACAATCGTCACAGCACGTGGAGATAGTGCCGAGGAACTAATCAGTAACATCAACGCACTCGTAGCAGAGGGTGCAGCAGATGCTATCGCAACACTAGAGCAAGTACTGACGGGTATGCCATCGGTATCTCCCAGCAACAGCGCAGTCGATACAGTGGTTAATGCGCTAGGTGGCACAGTAGTAAGTGAAGCACCAACCACTGGCTTTGCACCAGTACCACCACCGGTCAGTGCTGCACCATCCACATCGGCAGGTCAGGTATCATGCTCGCATGGTTCAATGATTGGTCGTAAGGGTAACGGTGCTAAGGGTGAATGGAAGGGTTACTTCTGTCCAACACCTAAGGGTACGCCAGACCAGTGCCAGCCACAGTGGCTCACTAAGAAAGACGCTGCTTGGAATAGCATCTAATCTAATCACTACCTAGGAGATAACATGAAGACACTAATGAGAGCAGTAGGTCGCCCCGATATAGGGGGCGAGCCTATGCCACCAGTGTTTCGTGCATTTGATGAGAACCAAATCATCTTCCGTAGGGCAGAGGTCAGCATGATTGCAGGTCAGCCAGGGGCAGGTAAATCCACACTTGCCCTTGCGCTGGCCCTGCGTATGCAGGCACCAACTCTGTACCTATCAGCGGATACCAATGCACACACTATGGCAATGAGATTGTACTCAATGATTACTGGTAATTCACAATCAGAATCAGAGAAGATAATCTCAGACAATCCAGAGCAAGCCAAGCAAGCACTAGCCCAAGCATCACACATCTACTGGTCATTCGATTCCAACCCTGGACTCGGTGACATTGACGATGAGGTAACAGCAATAGAAGAACTGTTAGGTGAATCACCTGCACTAATCATTGTAGATAACCTTATGGATGTGGCGATGGATGGTGGCGAGGAGTTTGGTGGTATGCGCTCTGCTATGAAGGAGTTGAAGTACCTTGCAAGAGATACCAATGCGGCTGTGCTTGTACTGCATCACACTAAAGAATCCTACAGCGCAGACCCATGCCCACCACGAAGCGCAGTACAGGGAATGGTTAATCAACTACCAGCACTCATCCTTACAGTCGGACAACACCAAGAAATGATGGCTGTTGCCCCTGTAAAGAATCGTTATGGTAAGGCTGACCCTTCCGGTAACACACCAGTGTGGCTGCGATTCAATCCTGAGTACATGTACTTGGCTGACCTTGAGGAAGCCAGATGACACACTTCATCCGTGACATGGACACTCACTTAAAGAATACATGGGAGTGGGATGCATGGGGATTCACTGAGTCATGGGGCAACTGCACTATGTCAGACATGGATGGGTTCGTACCATTCTTTGCTGAGCGTAGAGGTAAGTTCCTTGTGGTTGAGATGAAGCATTGGGATGGCAAGGGTGAGCGACCTGAAGTAAACATAAAGACAGGACAGGCTATTGCCTTATGGGAATTGTCTAAGCAGCATGGTTTCCACGTTGTTTTTGGTATGGGTGACACCAGCACACAGACAGTGCACTACTATGAGGTGTGGAAAGACAGTAAGAGACTAACCTATCCAATTAGTTTCAAAGAATACTTAACCGAATGGTTTGAGTATGCATCAGGGAGAGGATGAAGTATGAGAAAGAAAAAGATTAAGTGTAACCAATGTCATCAAGAACAAGAGACAACCACAATCTTTATTCACATTGTTGAGTGCGATAGAAATGTAAGGCACTATGCAAGGCAACTCATTGCCGAACTGGAACGAGAACTACGTGAGTAAGAGTAAACAAAAGGGTACGTCAGCAGAAACCGCTGTAGTTAATTGGCTAATAAGTAAGGGACGTAAACATGTGGAAAGACGAGCACTCTCCGGTCTTCTTGACAGGGGCGACATTGCTGGTATCCCTGCTGTTGTTATTGAGGTAAAGAACCATCAGCGCATGGAACTCTCAGCATGGCTGAAAGAGTTAGACGTTGAGATGCACAATGACAAGGCAGATACTGGTGTGGTTATACACAAGAAGAAGGGTACTACCGATGTTGGCATGTGGTATGCCACAATGCCAGTAAGTGTATGGTATAAACTAATAGGGGAAGCAGGGTACTAGTGGATAAGCATAGCATCTTGGCTGTGCTTGAGCATTATGGTGGGTCAATCTATCGTGAGCGTAATGGGTGGCAGAAACTTAAGTGTCCATTCCACGATGACTCACATGCATCAGCCACAGTTAACATAGAAGAGAACGCATTCAATTGCTTTGGGTGTGGCATTAAAGGTGACACCTACAAAATCATTATGGAGAAGGAAGGAATAGAGTTTCGTGAAGCAGTCAAGGTCGCAGAAGGAATCACTGGGCAGAGCAGTAGTGCACTACGCAAAGTACATAGCGGAGGCAGAGGGGTATCTAGCAAGTCGGGGAATCACCTTAGCAGACGCGCATACAGCCCACCTGGGCTTGGTCGTAGAGCCTCTACCAGGCCATGAACAGTTCGTTGGTAGGCTAGCCATACCTTACCTCACACCTACTGGTGTGGTGGACATTAGGTTCCGTTCTATTAACGGAGAAGAACCTAAGTACATGGGCATGTCTGGTAGTGAGACAAGGTTATACAATGTAGCAGCAATCGGTCAGGCAACTGACTTCATAGCAGTATGTGAAGGAGAGATAGATGCAATCACGCTCACGCAAAAGTGTGGTATCCCGGCAATTGGGGTTCCTGGTGCTAACTCGTGGAAAAGACATTACTCGAAACTCTTACAAGACTTCGAGCGTATCTATGTCTTTGCGGATGGTGACCAGCCAGGCTCGGACTTTGGTAAGAAACTGGCGAGAGAAGTTCAGGGAGTTATTGTAATCAATATGCCAGACGGTGAAGATGTTAATAGTATATTCAATAAACAAGGAACAGAGTTCTTTAGGGAGAAGGTAGCGGCATGAGTAAGATGAAGAGTGAGTGGGAAGATGAATACTTCGGCGAGGGACACATTTACATCGCAGGAGATTGGGGTTATACTGAACCTACTAAGGGACTTCGGGATAAAGATAGAGAACGTGAAGAGGCTAAGCAGCGACACCCTTCTTCAGGTGACAGTAAGTTTGCCAAAGAAGAGGTAGAGGATTTCTGCTTACGCTTTGCTCTGTATGATATCCAAGATGAGTTAGCAGATACATTGTTAAGTAAGCATGAAGACTATGGCCCAAAGAATATTACTGATGCACCTGGCGGTGCACTCAATGGTATCCGTGTTCGTATGCATGACAAGACAGCAAGGCTTAACAACCTTATAGATAACAACAAAGAACCAAAGCATGAATCAATCCGAGACACACTCGTGGACATCGCCAACTATGCAACCATTGCACTAATGGTCATAGATGGTGTATGGGACACTGAGTAAACAGATAAGGAAACAACATGAAGCGTATCGTAGTACTATCAGACATGCAAATACCGTATCAAGATAAGCGTGCAACTCGTGCAGTTATGAACTTTGTTGCAGACTACGAACCAGATGAGTTGTTCTGTGTAGGTGATGAGGCTGATAGCCCAGAACCATCACGTTGGAACAAGGGTTTGGCTGGAGAGTTTGAAGGAACTCTACAGAAAGGTCTAGACGAAACAACAAGAATCATGACAGGGTTCAAGGAAGCACTAGGCGACAAGCCATTCCATACGATGAGGAGTAATCACGGTGACAGAATCCAGAACTATGTATCGAGATATGCGCCAGCCCTCTCATCATTACGAGACCTTGAGTATAGCAAACTGCTTAGGTATCGTGAGAACGAAATTACGTATCACGATAAGTTCTATTCCTTCTCTCCAGGCTGGGTACTGGCACACGGCGATGAAGGTAGAGCCAACAAACAACCTGGTGGCACTGCTCTTACCCTTGCTAAACAAATTGGGGCTTCAGTTATTTGTGGTCACACCCACAAGCAGGGCATACAACACGAGCACACTGGGTTCGGCGGTACTATTAAGCACCGACTCTATGGTGTGGAGGTTGGTCATCTCATGGACATATCGCAAGCGCACTATCTCGGACAGACTGGTGCTAACTGGCAACAAGGGTTTACTATACTCTATACACGTAGAGGAAATGTAACACCTGTTAACGTGCCAATCAATGGCCGTTCCTTTGTCGTTGAGGGTAAAGTTTATGAGTTCTAATGATAATTTTGTCCAAGAGTATGAAGGTATGGTTCGACAGATTGCATCCGAATATCATCGCAAGTATCCAATGGTGGAGAAAGCAGATTTAGAGCAAGAGATTTGGTTGTGGTTCGTTCAACACCCACGCAAGATGGAAGAGTGGACAACTAATCATGAGTCGAAAGACTCTGACAAGTTGATTGCTCGCTCCCTCCGGAATGCATCGCATGACTATTGCATCAAGGAAAAGGCGCGAGTAGAAGGATACGCACCAGACGATGTGTTCTTCTACAAGAAGGAGTTCATCAAGATGATGATTCCTGCTGTGCTATCTGATGACTGGCAGAAGGTAGAGAACAGCATGGCTAACATGGGGCGTACAATGAAAGCCCCGTCTGAGTCAGGTGACTTCATGGCTTATGCTGCGGATATCAAGAAAGCATTCGAGGAACTCGAAGAGAAAGAACAGAACCTAGTGTTCTTGTTCTATGGTGAGGATGTTGATTCAAAGACACTTCATGAGATGGTTAACAATGAACGACCAACTGCTAGGGCTACAGCAATGGCAGCCAATCGTGCACTAAACAAGATGGTCAGAAAACTAGGTGGCTTCGCACCACAGAGAGACAATGACTATGTTCAGCAAGAGGAAGTTGTGGTAGATGATTTGCAGTGAGTGTCGTAGGGCAGGAGATGCATCAAGACTGTCCTCTGAATACACCTTAGCCCATATGTTCCGAAGGGAACTATGGTACAAGGCTAAGACTCTACATGCTATGTGTAGGGTAGTAGGTTGTTACTGTCAACACATGGTTAAAGCAATAGATTAAATGCAAAAAGACCCCCCTTGGATTTCTCCTTGGGGGGTTTTCTTGTTTGTTTATTTAGTTAGATTTAATTTGACGACCATCAAGTGTGATAGGTGCAGTACCATCATGGTCAATGAACAACCCTACTGGCATAGCACCACCAGAGATGAACGAATGGGCTAGTGTTACCCACACAGTCTTACCTGCCATACCTGGATGCACTGGATAAGAGAAGTGCCCAGTGTAATCTGCCTTAGCAGTTCCTGGGTAACGGCAGAAGCGGAAGCGGATAATGCTTGGTAGTCCACCACCTGGCAGTTCTACCTGTACGGTAGTCTCCCATAGGTTGCGCTTACTGCGCACTGAACCCTTCCAAGATGTCTTGCCATTGATGCGAACAGCAACAGCCTTACCCGAGATAACGGATTGCTTATCTTTGTTTGATTCTACTTTGTCAATCATTATGCCCACAATGTTTGTTGAGGATTAACTGGATTGCTTGTGCTCCAGCGAGCACCATCACGTTCACCGAAGTGAAGATGGGGAGCAGTGCTTTTACCTGTATTACCGGTAAGACCAATCAACTGTCCCTTCTTAACCTTCTCACCAGGCTGTACAAATATCTTAGATAGATGTGCATACACTAGATGATTCTTGGTGGTTAGTGGGTAAGTTCTGCGTTGCACGATGTGCTTGCCGTAGTCGGCACCCCAACTGTTGGAACTAATTACACCTTTACGTGCTGCATACACAGCAGTACCGGTCTTACAAGCAAAGTCAACACCGTCATGCCAACCACGCTTCCAGATTTTCCCAGTCACTCCATAGTGAGTAGAGATAGGTATGTTCTTAACTGGGTACATTATTCGCTTACGCTTCCGTAGCGCAGGTCCATGCCGTTGACGTAGTTGATTGCTACCGGTAGTGCTGCACCAAGTGCAACAATAACAACTGGTGCTAGGTCAAAAGATGCAACGTTATCTAGAACGTATACAAGTACAGCACCTAGTGCTGCCTTTAGCATGCCACCAAATGGACTATCTGCTAACCAGATACCAAATTTTCTCATTATAGTTTCCTAACTAGTACTAGCAATATGCCACCAAAGCCATTGCTATCTTTATCTGGGGAAGACTCACTTGTAAAACGAACCTCTTCAATTACACCTTGAAAAGATTCATTAGTTCTAAAGTCTTTAATTGTAACAAAGTCTCCTTCGCTTTCAAGGAGTTCAAGTTTCGAGAGAACATCGTATGCTCTACCAACATAACCAAACTGAGAGTTGTACTTATCCATTTCAACATCGTAACAAGACAGTGGATACTGGTACATTCTCTGACGTGGTACACCAGGGATAGCCTTTAGTTGGTATGACTGAAGTACTGGATAATCTATAATTGGTGAGCCGTTATTAAGTGTGTACTTAATTGCTATTAACTCTTGCTTTCCTACTGGCTGGCTCAGTCCAATGTTTTCATTTATAGATTCAGAGTCAAGCGTTGTAATGTCATAGACGGTTCCGGAAGAACCAATAGTTTGAACAGCAATGCTGTCACCACTACCAACAAGACCACGAGTTTGTAGGTACTTAAAGAACTTAGGTTCAACTGTGCCATAGCGAATCTTGCCAGTCTGTAACCAACCAGAAGCGCGATAGTCGGTTGTATGTTCTATCTGCAGTTCACCCTTAACGGTATCGCTATCCTCTTGGATAACCATTACGAGGCGATTGTTAATATTGTAAACTTCAGTACACTCTGAACTGTCACCATCAAGTGATGACTGGTACTCAAGGTCATAGGCATAAGCAAATGTACCATCATTAAATTGCTGTGCCAAGTCAATGCGAATCAAGATACCATTTGTATCTGAACCATCAAGAACTTTAGTTGCAGCATATAAGTAACTGCCACGCTCAGTAAATCCATTAACTGCGTAACTTGTTTCAACTAAGAGTGGACCAACAATTAAATCACCGTCTTGATTAACTTGACAGATACGTACACCTTTACTGGTTCCAACTGCAAGATATCCAAGATAGTAGTGTATTGCTTTAATTGTTTCGCCATCTGGCAAAGTTACTGTAACCGTTGAACCTGACAAGTTTGGCAACAGACTTCCATCATTGGTAGATGAGGGTGCTCCATCGAAAGGTATCTTAAAAATCTCTCCATTATTTCCAGAGTTTCCTGAGGCATAGATATGGGTTGTGCCACCAGCAATGTCATTCCAAATAAAGAATGGGTCAATATGAGTGCGCGAATCAGATTGCTTACCAGCAGGTAACGCACCAACGTGTGCATTAGTATTACCTTGTGTAGTATCCAGCAGATTTAGAATATTATCTTCACCAAAGAAAACAAATCCTTTAGCGTACTTAACAAACGCTTTAGTATCTCCACCATCATGACGAGCAAACACTACATCAGAATCTAAAACACCAACAGTTCCACGATGGATAGCACCACTGCAAGTAGCGTAGTAAGTAGAACCTGAGGTGGTTACAGATGTAAATGGATAGTCGGTACCACTATGTCCTTGAGGATATGAAGTAGCAGTATGTACATAGTTTGCTGTAGCAACTGCACCATTAAGGGCATCAGGAGTAATCCTCTTTAAGATACCATTGTCATCACCAGAAACTAATACTTCTCTATTGACTGGTGTTGCACCGCTAGTGTCAGTCCACTGACCAGTGGCAGCATTGATGCCCTTGATTCCAGTATAGGCATGGTAAACCTTCTTGTGTAAGCGCAACTCGCCAATATTCCAAACATCGACACCACGTGAGTCATAGAATCTATGAGTTACATGTTCGTAGTCTGTTCCTGGTTCATAGAACTCAATACCAGCACCGTTGTGCCAAGAGGTTTGTGAACGTACCCACCAACCAGTAAGCGATTGCTCTCCCGGTTCAGGGCTATTGTCGAACTGGTCCTTTTTGTATTGAGCAGTCTCACGACGATAAGGATTCTGATTATCAATCTTTAAGATAAATGGAATGTCTGAAATAGATAAATCGTAGGCTGTATCCGTTGGTTGAAATGTCTGACCTTCTGCCGTATAGGATAAGTCGTATTGAAAATCCTCAGTAATATCATTTGGTACAGTCATTATGCCCAACTCACCGTTCCACTTCCTGCTGTAATTCTAGAAACTTTGTTTGGTCCAACAATTACTGCTGCATCAGCAGTAAGTCCTGCTCCAATGGTAATTGTAAAGTGAGATGGGTATGAAAGAATTACTACACCTGAACCGCCAACACGACCTGCGCCGTCTCTACTGCTACCACCTGCGCCACCGCCGTAGCCTGAAACTCCATCAGTTCCAGCCGTGTAAGTAGGACCTGGAGTGCCAGCACCACCGTTACCACCACCGCCAAGTCCACCAATTCCAGCAGCACCATCACCAGTACCACCACCACCACCTGCGTAGTAGACAGAAGTACCTGTAATTGCAACTGCTACACCATTACCACCGTGACCACCTGAGCCACTACCAGTAGCACCGGCAGCACCTGCACCACCGCCACCTCCTGCGTATGAATATAAACCTGTTTGACCAATTGCATTTCCACCAGCAAAACCTTGCCCAGAAGTGCCAGCAGCACCACTTCCTACTGCGCTACCTGCTGAACCACCACCGCCACCAGAGCCACCTGATGTTCCGTTTCCACCATTTGCACGACCACCTAATCCGCCGCCTATTGCTGTGATAGTTGCAAATACAGAGTTATTACCACTGTTACCTTGAGTACCACCAAGACCTACGGTTACTGTGTAGTTAGTATTTTTTACTAATTTAAGTGGTGATTCAAGTGACCCACCACCGCCAGTTGCTGTAACTGTTGAGCGAAGTCCACCAGCACCGCCTCCACCGCCAGTGTATTCTTCTCTGACGTTACTGCCACCACCACCAGCAACAACTAAATAGTTAACAATTAAATCGTCAGCAACAGATGACGCAATTATTCCTAGGGTTCTCATGTAACGAGGTCTCCAACGATTGCCCAAGTGTTAGCAGCACGTTTAATAAAACTTGCACTTGACCACTGGGCACGTAGTTTAAGTCCAGGTGTTCCGTTAAGTGTGACACCAGCAGCACCTGCTGTTGTGATAACTCCAGTTCCAATGTTTATGATATCTATAGTTGAACCAATTGGAAAACTGTAGGTTGAATCTAATGGAATTGTTACAGTAAATGTTCCATTAAGTTCAATTAAGTTAACCTCATCACCAGAAGCAAGGGTGTAGGCACCTGTTTTAGCAGCAGGAATTGTGTATAGTTTTGAAATCTTACCATCTATTTGTGCTTGAATAGCAGACGTAACACCGTCAACATGGTTAAGTTCAGTAGAGTCTACGGTTAGTGCTGCACCACCATTAACTGTGCCACCAGTAATTACTGGACTGGTTAATGTTTTGTTGGTTAAGGTCTGAGTCTTTGATGTACCTACAACGGAACCTTCACCACTTGCAATACCATGAAGTGACTTGGAAATTGTTGGTCCAGTTACACCGGTATTCTCACCATCGTTTTTAATTGTGTACGCTGATGCTGCTTCAATGTGATTCTGTGGTTCTTGCAGGTCACGTGGAGTTATCATGTGTCTAATAACTGCTCCAGCATCATGGCTTACAGCGGTTGTTCCATCTTGAGCACGAGTAATATTTAATGTACTACCAGCGTTAAGACTTCTAACTGTTACAATTTCTTCAGAAGCAGTGTCTGGGTCAATAACAAGGGTGTAAGGGTACACTGTAGGAAATGTTGATATATCTGGGGACACAGGTAGAGTGGCTGTGCCACTTGCTATCCCACCAGCACCTACGGCTTTAGCCGTGGCAGTTGAAGTGTAGTTACGAGCAGACATGATTTACCTATCGGGTGAAGTGGATACGGATTGGGTTGCGGTCATTAAGTTTTCTTGCTTCTTCTGCAAGACGCTTGTCGTAAAGAGCAAGTAAGTATTTAGATGCGTTAGTACCAGCACCATAAGAACGACCAGCAATTTGTGATTGTTGGTCAGACTCAGCAGAACCAAAGGTCAAACGACCTGGGTCAATGAAGGATGCTAGACGTGCAGCGGCACCAAGAACCATAACATCTTTACATGATGCAGGTAAACCTGTAACAATTTCAAAGTCATCATCATTACTATCCATTACTGCAGGAGCAGCAGTGTAAAAAACTTGAACGGTACGGCCAGGCTCAATACCAGAATACAGGCTAAGACTATTGCGAGAATTAAAGGTATCAGTATTAGCCATAGGGTCAACCCGATAACCACGTACAGGAAGCCATTCTTTAGAAGGGCCAGTAGTTTCATAAGATACTCCGAGAACTGTTTCAACTTCCTCTGGAAGAGGATAGGTAGACTTTGCTGTAGAGAACGAGAAGGTGTGTGTACCAGTTGTGTATAGGTCCGGGAACGTAGATAGAAGAGTTTCGTTAATGGCATCCTTTACATCCACAGATGGGAATGTAGGAGAGATGATTACACGTGCACCATTCTGATGACTAGCAGGAGATGTACCATTGTAGCCACGACCATAAGGTGGGATACTTAGTACACCAGATGTACGGTCATAGGAATCTACATAAATTAATTCATCATCAATCTGAATGATACCAGTTGAGATGTTGTTTGCTGAGGCAACAGTAATAGTTGTTGCTGTTGTGTTTACTGCAGCAATGAGATGTGTCTGACGGTCTTGACGTAGCGTAAACCCTGCTAGTTTACGTACAACCTCATCAGTCATTGAACCGAATGTTGCCATTACCATTTAACCTTATCTGCCCAGTATGCTGCGGACATTTTGCCCTTGTTGATATTAGATGCGTGACGTGCCTTGAATGACTTTCTACGTGCAGCATAGGCTGCTGACTCCCCTGATTTCTTAGGGGAGCCAGACACACCTTGCTGACCAAAGCGGATAGTCTTAACCTCAGTTCCAACTTTAGCCACAACTACGTGTGACTTCTTTGGATGATTAGGTGTACGCTTTGGCTTGTTGTAGCCAGAAACACCTGCACGTGCTAGTCGTGGGTCCTTCTTTGCTACCATGATTACTTCTTGCCAGTCCTCATGTAACCCTTGCCACTTTGTGTGGCTGGCTTGCCTTGAGTCTTCAACTTGTTTTTAACGCCAGTCTTAACTGGCATAGAAGGCTTCTTGGCTGAGTTAGTCTTGGTTACTCTAACGCTGCTAGATGTTACCTTCATTCCAGTTGACTTTCCTGCTTTAACATCTGCTCTATTGCCTTTGTTAAATTCAACTGCGCCCTTATTGCTTACTCGCAACTGACGCTTGCGCATCTTGCTAGCGGTACGCTTAGCATTGCGAACATCATTCTTTTCAAAATCTGGCATGTTACTTACCCTTCTTGGTTGTGCGAGGCATGGCAGGGACTGCTGGTACCTTCGGCATGTTGTAGTTTACTTTTTGTGGGGTAAAGGATGAGCCCTCTACCTTTGGCATTTCATGCTTGTAATTGATGTGGTTACATCCACAGTTAGCACACATTATTGTTTCCTCGGATTTCTTGGAACTGGTACGGACTTTGCTTTGTTCCTACGTATTCTGGCTGCGTTTGCTTCTCCAGCCTTCTTCATGCCTTTGATTGTTCCAGCAGCAGCAACTGCTGTTCCAACCGAGGCTCCAGCAACTTTAGTCTTAGGAGATTTAATTACTCTTTTAGTATCAGATGCTAATGTGCGTTTTACTGGTGCAGATGGCTTAACTTCCTGACCAGTTCTAAAATCATATACCTTTGCTTTAGCACCTTGATTAGGTAAACCCTTACCTGCTGGGTGCTTCTTCATAGCATCTTCTTTGGTTACCTTTGGCTTCTTTGGCTTACCGCCTCTACCACCACCACCGGAACCACTGCTTCCGCGACCAAAGCCGCCTCCGCCACCTGGAGTTTTGCTAGCCATTATTTCATACCACGCTTCTTGTTAACAGCAGCCTTGGCCTGCTTAACTTCACTCTTAGTTGCTAATCCCTTAGCCTTACCAATTTTGGTTCGTGCAAGGTTTGCTTTGCTACCAGTAGCGGTTGCAAGAGTACGAGTATTTTTAGCAATGCTTACAGCCTTGGCTGTCTTGCTTACGGTTTTGCCAACCTTAATAGCGGCACCACCTGCGATAAAGTTTTCTGGACCAGCATACTTGTAAACGTTTCTAGCAGCAGTATCAAGTTTTTTACCAACAGAGTTTGAAGTCTTAGGCTTATCAGTAACAGTAATCTTTCCACCGGTACGGGAACCCATAGTCTTTGTCTTTGGCTTTGCCATTGCAACACTCTTCTTAGGTAGTGTGCCTAGTTTTGCTCGCTTGCTATCTGTCATTGGGGCAGGTGCAGTAGCACCATAAAAACGACGCAATGCTTCACGCATCTTAGGGTCACTTGAACTACCGTACTTTTCTAGGGCAGCCTTTTTGGAACCTGCATCACGAAGTTTCTGGATGTATGTCTCAGAAACTTTGATATCTTTTCTTGGTTTGTATGCCATTATTTTTCCTTATTAAAGCGCACTGCCGTACGCATGTCCTGTCTTATCCGATACGTCAAGAGCCTTGCGAATCTTGGCTGTAGTTGTACCTTCTGGTTGTATTCCTTGCTTGCGTGCTGACCGGTATAGGTCTAGTTCTTTATCCCATTTCTTCTGGGACATATCTCTACCACCATGGGCATCTCCAGTGTTTAACTGAAGAGTTCCTACCTTGCAAGCAAAACAACCTGCTACATAGGAAGTATGTGTGTGTTCAACTACGATGTTTCCATTGCTTGGCGCCTCGTGAAAGGTTTCATCGCAATCAGTACAACCATAAGAACCTGGCTTGTAGTTAAAGTTCTCATCAAGTTTCCAAGTAAGAATCTTTGCGGTATGACTATGCATTATTATCCTTGAACTGTTTAGCCGTCTGTGTCATGATAAACTCGTAGTTACCTACTAATCTTTCATCATCTGGATTAAGTTCAACTGCTTTACGTGCATACTTCTTAGCAGAACCCTTCTTGTCTAGGTTCCAGCAAGCAATAGCCAGCAAGTCGTACATTCTCCACGGCATTGAAGAGTCAGCCACATAATGGTTATGTGACTCAAGGGAAAGTTCGGTTACTTTGATAGCAGCCTGATAACAGTGCTGCCACATTTTCTTTTCGTAGTAATGAAATGCTAGAGGCATCCAAGCCTCTAAGTCTGTTGGTGCTTCCTCAACATTACGTTGATACCAATGCAGACCTTCATGTTCATTACCAAGTTTAATGTAGGCTTCACCTACTGCTCGCCATGACTGGGCAAGTTCAACATTCCAACCACCAGATTGAAGTTCTAACTTCTTACCGTGGTCAATTACTTCTTGCCACATACCCTTAAAGTAATACTCACGTATCAAGTAGACCAACATGCGGTGGTCATCAGGCATCTCACGATGCCCAAGTTCTAGTAATGGTAAGTAACTACTACGTGGCTTGTCATTATCTGGTACGTGACGTACACAAGACTCAACAACAATGCAGTTATCTACACCAGTAGTTGACTCAGTTACCTCGTGGCAAGGGTACTTCCACTTGTATCCATGTCTAGCATGGACACGTAGGTTGTTAGCCCAGATGTTTCCTGTGTCCCACATGACCCAAGCCCTGCCAGTATCTGGCTTCCAACTTTTACGAAGTAGGTCAAAGAAGTCTGGGTCTGGTATCTCATCCATATCTAAAGAGACACACACATCCACGTCAGATGGTACTAAATCTAGTGCCATGTTTCTAGCCACATCAAACCTAAAGTCGCTTAGCGTGGCTCTGTGGGCTTCTATGGGGTACTTCTGGAGTAGGTCATAGGTGTTATCCTCTGACCCAGTATCTAGGACAATTCGGACATCTGCTCCTTGGGTAGCATCTACCCATCTCTTAACGTGCTTAGCCTCATTCTTGGCTATAGCATAGACTGCAATCTTCATAGTCCAAAAGCCTTATTAAGTTTATTAATGTCAATGTAGAGTTGTTCACCTAAGTACTCGTGATACACTTGCTTGTCTCTTTGGATTATCTGTTGAGTATTGCTTTCATAGGTTTCATCTTTTGGTGCTTTACCATTCATCCAATGTAGATGTTCCATGTTTACGTCATGAAAATAGTAAAGAGAGTTAATGCTCTCACCCATGAACTTCCAAAAGTCATCTGCATAGGAATGAAACAATCCAGGCGGACACCAGTAACCTAAGGTCTTAGTAATGTTGGTAGATATCATTACCTTGGTAGGAAGCATTTGTCCTTGGATACCATCATTACCGTAAGAGAAACCGTAGCCTCTACGCTTGATTGGTTCGTATAGGATTTTATCCCAACCATCTGTCTGTACCAGACAGTCATCATCTATACCAGTAATAGTTTTATACTTGTCTAGGTACTGTGGTACGATAGTGTTGAACTTACCATTGACACCATGGTGGCTATCAACTATATGGATAGTTACACCATCTATCTCAGGGTATAAGTCCTTCTGGTCTTCGTTAATAATTAAAGCGAAGTCAGATATTTTGCTGACTTTTTTAAGTGCATCAAATGCACGTGCTACGTTCTGCGGTCTTGACCGAGAACCAATGATGACAAGATTAGTATTGACCATACTATAATCCTATCACACTAGCCTATGGGCGTAGTGAGGACTTATTAATTGCTACACCCTTACAGCAGTCTGCGTATGATTCACAGTCCTGTGTTGGGCACCCTGTTCTACAAGCCATTAGACCCTTATTTCCTGAACAATTAAAGTGGAAGTAGCACTTGAACTTTGGCAGTAAACTGTGCCACTTCCTTGACCAATATGAAACTGAACTGAAAAAGTTTGAGACCCAGACATTGCGCTAGGTGGAGTATACAAATAAGATGTTGAGTGAGAACCCACGCTATCTGAATCACTATATTGCTGAGATACTGTTGATTGAATAAGACCAGTTCCAGCATTAGCCGTATTTCCAGTACGCAAGGCAATGGCGATTCCAAGACCAGAACCACTAGTATATAAACCATTTACGGAATAAGTAAACAGTAATTTACTATTTGTATACTTGGGAGTAAAAGTAACATTCAATCCAGTAAGCGCTGGAGTACCAGTTGTATTACTTACTACTGTTGATGTTGTTCCTTGAACTACTTGCGTTACTGAACCTGCTAAAAGACTATTTATCTGCGCTGTAGTTGAGTATGCAGTTAGGTCAGGCGCTGCTACTCCACCTGCTTCAGTTACCCAAGCAGTACCGCTGTATCTTTTAACTGCCATTATGCCGCCTCGTATGTTCCTGCGATTTGAATTTCATCATTTACCGCCCAAGTTATGGGAGTAGTAGAACCTAAGTAACCTGCTCCAGCCCAAGTTCCAGAGGCATTTACTGCATACAAATAATGAACTCCGCTTTTAATTAAGTCGCACATTGCAAGGGGAAAACCAGAACCAAAATCTACAAAAAACACTGATGCGTTCATAATTGTTGAATCTTTCATGGTAATTGGTAAAGTAAAGTTAACCGCTCCTACTGTTGGGCTAGTACCCATAACCGCTCTAATGCGAAAGTGAACAGTCTTACCAAGTTGTATGTAAGCACCAGTTATACTCCCACCGCTTCCAACTGTTAAGTTTCCTAAAGTTGGAGTAAAACTTGTCCAAGCACCAACAGGAAAATTTGTTGGTACATTTGCTACGTCTCTTGCTCTTGTCATTATGCGTACAACTCCACTATCACTATTCCGTTAGCACCAGCGGCTCCTGCTTTTGCAGATTGATTTTGTCCACTTGCTGCACCAGAAGCACCGCCTCCGTAAATAAGTCCAGCACCAGCAGTACCGCCACCTTGCCAAGCAACACTTGCCTTTGTTCCAGGACTTAATTGAGAACTACCACCTTTACCAGAATATCCACCATTAATATCTATTGGGTTGCTATCTCCACCTGCTTCTCCTTGTACAACAAAATCTCCCGTATTGGGACTTCCGATTGCTCCACCATTTGAAGGAATCCAGAAGTTATAAGGTGTAGCCCCACCACCTCCTCCTCCGCCAGCAGCGGATGCGTAAGAACCAAATGATGATGTTTCACCAGCGGAACCATTGTTGATACCCGATGCTCCACCTGCTCCACCAGTACCAACAGTAACGGTTACGGATGAAGCCATACCAGAAATGTCTGTTATAAATTTTTCTGCATAATTTCCACCAGCACCTCCTCCAGAACCACTACGAGTTCCTGTGGCAGATGCACCAACACCACCGCTACCACCACCAGCACCTTGACACTTAACTACCATTGCACGAATATTTGGGTAACTTGCTTTAGCAAATGTTCCAGTTGATGTGTAGTAAAGGGTAGTTAAGTATCTGTATCCAGCATTAAATTTCGTATCAGCCTGTGCCTGTGTGTAGTAATCACCAAACTGCACAGCACTAGGTGCAATAACTTCAACTACATCTCCTGCAACTAAAGCAGTTAATCCAGTAATACTTGTTCCATTAGTAGCAACGTAGTCAGAACCACGGAACTGTAATACACCGTTGATGTAAACTTGTTCGTAACCAGGAACATAAGCAAGCGTTGTTCCGTTATCGTCTGTGCCAGACAATGAAGTTAATCCAGTTACGGATGAATCTCTCCAGCGTAGAATGTTGCTAGTGCCAGAGCCATACTCTGAGTCAATCCACAAGTCACCAGTAGCAGGGCTACTTGGTGTTGCATCGCCAGTGTAAATCTTTGCAAACGTACCAGGACTAACATCACCAGTAGTTGTTTGAATTACTGCTGGCTTAAAATTGGTCTGACTAAATCCAAGTGAAGCAGAAGTTGATGTACCACTGTTAGTAATTGGGTCAGTTACTGCAATGACACCAGAGGAACCTGTAGCCCCAGTAGGTCCAGTTGGACCAGCAATTGTGCTTGCAGCACCAGTGGCACCTGTACTTCCCGTTGCACCAGTTGGACCAGTAGGTCCAGTAGCACCATTAGAACCTACAAAGCCGTCAGCACCAGAAGGACCCGTTGCACCTGTAGCGCCTGTACTACCAGTAGGACCTGTAGGTCCTGTCGCTCCAGTTGCTCCAGTCGCTCCGTTAGAACCAATGAATCCATCTGCTCCAGTAGGACCAGTTGGTCCTGTGGGACCAGGAACAGTAGAAACAGCACCAGTAGAGCCAGTCGCTCCAGTAGGTCCTGTAGCCCCTGTAACGCCTGTAGGACCCTGTACAGTGCTGTCTGCACCTGTAGGTCCAGTGGGACCTGTAATGGATGCACCCGTGGCTCCTGTGCTTCCTGTTGGACCAGTTACACCTTGGATGCCTTGTGAGCCCGTGGCTCCCGTTGCACCAGTGGGTCCTGTGACCCCTTGAATACCCTGGTCACCTTGCGGTCCCGTAGAACCTGTCGCACCCGTAGGTCCCGTTGCTCCCGTACTACCCGTAGACCCAGTGGGACCAACACTACCTGTTGACCCTGTTGGACCTGTCGGTCCTGTTGAGCCAGTAGAACCAGTAGCACCAGTGCTACCCGTAGGACCCGTTGAACCAGTGGAGCCAGTTGAACCTGTTGGTCCTGTACTTCCTGTAGGTCCTGTCGGACCTGTAACACCTTG